CTGGCTGCGCTGTTCACGGCAGCTGCCACGACACGCCCGACGATCGATTCCGTCTCGTCTTCGGGTAACTACCCGGAGATGCCCGGACCCGACGGGTTCCCGGAGCGATCGGGACGGGTCGGGTTCTACCAGACCGGGGTCTCGGCCCTTCCGGCCAACGCACCGGCGACGATCGGGTTCACCGGACCCGACCTGCAACCGAACGCAACCGCTCCGAGGATTCACCTGAGAGCCGCCTAACACACGAAGGAGGGATTGATATTCCGAGAGTCACGCAGCAGAAGACCCGTCAGTTCCTCCTCGTGACGGGAGATCCTCTGGACCCTGACGAGCTTCCCGACAGGATCCAGCTCTTCAGCACCGAGGGAGATCCTCTCTCGATCCCGATCGGTCACCGGCGAGTCTCCGAGTTCACGACCGATATTCTCGGCCCTGCCGAGGACACGGGCAAGGTCGATACCCGGGAACCGGGTGAAGGAGAGTCCGGTGTCGCGGGCATCGGAGCCGGGGTCCTGCTCACGAAGATCCAGGTGAGCAGGCCCGCCCGGGTTCGGCTCTATACCAGCCCGGCCAAGAGGGATGCAGACGTCGACCGGGATCGGTTCACCGACCCGATGGACTATCCGGAGCCGAACATGACTCCGGATCACGGTTGCCTGGCCGAGTTCCTCTTCATCAGCTTCACGTCCATGGAGAACATCCCGGCCGACTATCTGTTCAGTGGTGGAGCGGAGACCGATCTCTACTACCGAGTGGACAACTTCGACCTGACGGCGGGTCCCGTCACGGTGACCCTGACGATCAAGGACGTGGAGCAATGAGCGCCTACGAGGCAACCGTCAACAACATCTTCGATTCCGACGCCAAGTTCCAGGCGTGGGTCCAGGCCACGGAGGCTGCATTTCTGGCCTCCGGCTTCATGGAGGTGGCTCCCGACACCGGACAGATCAATCCGGCCACGGTCGTGCGTCCGGCCACGAACGCGTATGCGGGATACCGGATGTACCGGGCCAAGGACGCTCTCGCGGCGACAAGGCCCATCTACGTGAAGCTGGAGTTCGGGATCGGGAGTATCGCAGGTCGAGGCAAGTTGCAGAGGACGACCAACACCGGTTCGAATGGTTCGGGAACGCTCACCGGACCTGGTGGCGGCATGTCCGCAACCGGAATAAACCCGTCTGCGGACGGGAGCGGGACCCTCAAGGTCTGGGGAGGAGGTGGGGAAGCCGGAGCCTGGGTCATGAACTACGACATCGGGTCGTCGAGCATGACCTTCCTCCTCTTCGTCTGCCGAATGATCGATCCTTCGAACGGGACTCCCCAGTCGTCGATCATCCTGGACTTCATGTCCACTTCAAGCTCGGTCATGATGGGGGCAGGTCTCTGGACCGACGGAGCCGTTGGATGGCAGTCGATGTCCAACGGAATCGCCTCTCTGCTCCCGGATCTGAGCAACGCGGTGCATTCTGGAGGGAACGTATCCAAGATCCGTCTCTACGAGCCTCTCATCTACAGGAACGGAGAGACGTACACGGTCCCGGCGATCATCGGAAAGCCTTCAGAGCTCCCGTTCACGGATGCGTCGTCCTCGCAGTTCGCTCTCAACATCTGGGGTGGAAGCCACAACTTCCTCCCCCTTCCGGGCAACGGGCCGTCCAGTAGCCGACTCTGCATCCCCTGGGAGTAGGTCATGGCTCCCACAGGAACGCCATATTCCGGAAGCCTGATCGTCGACGCGGTTCTCGACCCTCCGGAGAAGAAGGTTGGAGGGCTCGGAGGCGGCAAGGGACGCCCCATGGAGGGCAAGATGTACCCGAGAGGGACCGGAAACTAGAGAAAGGAGGTGACAGATGGGCATGGGAGAAAGGCTGAAGCACGCCTGGAACGCGTTCACGTCCGCGGATCCGTACACGAGCAACCTCGGCGGATACGGGGAGTACTGGTCGATGAACGGTCGTCCCGATCGTTCCCGGCTCTTCCTCTCGAACGAGCGCTCGATCATCTCCTCGATCTACACGCGCATGGCCATCGACTGCGCAGCGGTCGAGATCCGGCACGTGCGCACGGACGATCAGAACCGGTACCTGGAGGACATCGACAGCGGCCTCAACAGCTGTCTGACCCTGGAAGCCAACATCGACCAGGCGGCCGAGCATTTCCGCAGGGACATCGTCACCACCCTCTTTGACAGGGGAGTCGCGGCGATAGTCCCGGTCGACACGACCATCAGCCCGAAGGAGAACGGCGGATACGACATCAAGACGATGCGGGTCGGCGACATCGTGATGTGGTATCCGAAGCACGTCCGGGTCATGCTCTACAACGAGAACCGCGGCCTGCGGGAGGAGATCACTCTTCCCAAGTCGGCCGTGGCCATCGTCGAGAACCCGCTGTATTCGGTAATGAACGAGCCGAACTCGACCCTGCAGCGGCTGATCCGGAAGCTCAACCTCCTGGACGGCCAGGACGAGCTGTCGGCGTCGGGCAAGCTCGACATCATCATCCAGCTTCCGTACGTGATCAAGTCGGAGGCGCGCCGAAAGCAGGCCGAGCAGCGTCGCAAGGACATCGAGTGGCAGCTCAAGGGGAGCCAGTACGGAATCGCATATTCGGACGCCACCGAGAAGATCACCCAGCTCAACCGACCGGCCGAGAACAACCTCCTGGCCCAGGTCGAGATGCTGACGAACCTGCTCTACATCCAGCTCGGGGTGACTCCCGAGGTGATGAACGGCACGGCGGACGAGAAGGCGATGCTGAACTACATGGGCCGGACTGTCGAGCCGGTCCTGAACGCCGTCGTCGAGTCCATGCGCCGGACATTCCTGACCAAGACGGCCAGGACGCAGAAGCAGACGATCATGTACTTCGCCAACCGGCTCAAGCTCATTCCGATCGGCGGCGAAGGCGGAATCGCTGACATCGCCGACAAGTTCACCCGCAACGAGATCGCCTCCTCCAACGAGATCAGGCAGATCATCGGCTGGAAGCCGTCGGACGAGCCGAAGGCCGATCAGCTGGTCAACGCGAACATGCCGCAGGCGGACACGGGCCTGCCCAACCCTCGCGGGGATGACGCGGCTCTGGACGATGAGGTCCAGGCCGTCCTCGACGAGGCCGACAGGGCGCTCAAGGGCAAGTGATGTACACCAAGCCCAAGCCTGAGCTAACCCACTTCGCCCCCTACGACCCGCTCAAGGCCCACCAGTACTACCTCCGGACCAGGAAGCTGAAGGGCCGGAGGAGGGGGAGGGCCGAGCCGACCGGGCCAGCAGGCCAGGCCAGCAAGATTCTGAGAGGGCCGACTGGACGACAGCCGGTCAGGAACAACCCGCAGCTGCACAGGCAGCGCCAGGCAGCCGCGGCAAGGGTCTCGGTGCTCCGCAAGAAACTCACTGAGCTGAACTCCAAGCTAAAGGAGAAGCTGGCGGAGCAGAGAAAAGCCGAGGCGGAGGCCAAGAAGGGCCCCAGTGCTTCCGATAAGCGGGAAGCGGCCGAGCGATCCAAGGATTGGAGGGCCAAGAACCAGCAGAAGGTCAAGCAGCAAGAGGCCCGCCGCGCGGCCAAGGACAAGAAAGAACCCGCGACGAAGAAGTCCGGTGGAGGTGAGGACTCCATCGAGGGGATCCGGACGGCCATAACCAAGGTGAAGGGTGCCTTGGACAAAGCTGTCGCCAGACAACGCGCTCTCGGCTGAGAGCCGAAGATCCAAGTCGAAAGGATAGGTCAAAATGGGAGCAAAGTCCCACGTGGTCTTCGGTGACCTCTCGCCGGAGAACAGTCTGATGCACTCCGCAATCGTCGCCGTGAAGCCGGACTTCAGCGGATGGGCGACGAAGGCGAACCTGAAGTGCACGGACGGACGCACGATCCTGCCAGGGGCCTTCGCCCACCAGGACAAGGCCCAGGTGCCGCTCGTCTGGCAGCACGGGCACAACGAGCCGGGCAACGTGCTCGGCCATACCGTCCTGGAGAACCGGGACGACGGCGTGTACTGCTTCGGGTACTTCAACGACACGGAGCAGGCCAAGAACGCCAAGACGCTGGTGGAGCACCGAGACATCAGCGCCCTGTCGATCTTCGCCAACAAGCTCGTCGAGAAGGCCAAGCAGGTCTCGCACGGCATGATCCGCGAGGTCTCGCTGGTCCTGGCGGGTGCCAACCCCGGCGCCCTGATCGACAACATCGAGCTGCAGCACGCGGACGGCGACCTCGTCACGATCGAGGACGAAGCCATCATCTACACCGGCGAGCCCCTGCGTCACGGGGACGAGTCGGCGGTGGACGTCGAGGAGAGCAACGAGGACGAGCCGAC